AATAGAGTCGGCCGGAAGTTTCAATAATTGCCTACTAAATCAGTCGGATAATCTCGGTGGCCTTTATGCTATCATGCGCGCCGTTCCGGGTCTGTGGCAGAGCGGTTGAATGCACCGGTCTTGAAAGCAGTTGCATCGGCTTCCGGCGCGTTGATTTATAAGGGTTTTTCTTGATCGTTTCCGCAACTTGCGGAAATCATTTCCGCAACCCCCAGGGGGTGCGGTCAAAATTTGGAAGCGTGGCCGAGTGGTTTAAGGCAGTGCTCTTGAAAAGCACCGAGGCAGGAATGTCTCCGTGAGTTCGAATCTCACCGCTTCCGCCAGATGGCAAAACGGCCCCAATTGCGGGGCCGTTTGCATTGGTGCGCCTGGTGCTCACTTGGTCGGCTTCACGACCTCGCCCACGCGCCGGTACACCTTCTCGGTTATCTCGTGCTCGGTGTGGCCCAGCAGCTTGCTGGCGTGTTCCAGGGGCAGTTCGCTGGCGGCCTTGGGCCGGATGTCGCGGAACTGGAAAGCACGGATGCGGGCGGCCAGTTCCTCGTCGCCTGCCTCCTTGGCCGTCTTGATCGCGTCGTTGCGGGCGTCGTCAAACCGGGTGCGCAGCGTCCATTGATTCAGCGCCTTGCCGGCCGGCGTGGCAATCAGGAACAGGCTCGCCACCTTGCGCTCGCGCGCCTTGATGCGGTCGATGACCTTGCCCAACTCGGTGCGCACGCCGTCGATGTCCAGCAGGATGCGCAGGCGCTTCTTGGTCTTGTTCTGCTGCACCTCGATGGCGCCGTCCTTGATGTCGGCGAGGCGCATCTTGAGCACGTCGGCCGGGCGCTGGCCGGTGAGGTAGTTCAAATCCATGGCGTCCTGCAACTCGACACAGGCCGCCGAATACACCGCCGACCACACGGCGTCGTCGGCGTAGAAGTCGCGGGGCTTTTCCTTGTTCTTGCGCACGCCCTTGACCGGGTTTTCCTTGGCGGTGTACCCCCACTCGCGGGCCATGTTCCACACGTGGGAGAGCAGCGCAATTTCCCGATTCGCGCGAACGGGCGCCTTGGCGCCGCGCTTGTCGCGGTACTGCGCAATATATTGCGGGGTGATGGTGTCGATGCCCACGGCGTCGAACACCTTGCGCAGCATGGCGAGACACCCGAGGTTGTCCTTTTGCGTCTTGGGCGCCTTGGTCGGAATGATGTCGCGCTCGTAGCGGTCGAACACGAACCGCATCAGGCCGGTTTCCGCTGGGGCCCCGCGGCACTCCAACTCGGCCCACTTGCGCTTGGCTTCGTTCAAATCGTGCCCGAGCGGAATCTCGACGCGGCACCCTGTGGCGTCGCGGCCGTTGTAGTAGAACGATTCCCAAACCTTGCCGCTTTTCAGGGTGCGCACGCGGCGCAGCATCCTGGGCGGCAAGTCGCGGTGGTTTGATTTCGGGCGCATAGCAGGTACAGGTTAATCCAAAGCGGCAAAGTTGGGTCGGCCAGCGGGTTGCATACCGGTGCCGGTAGCGGTCGGCTGCACACCGGCCAGGCGCATGCGCGCGGCCCAGCGGCCGACGATGGGGCGGCCCGAGGCATTGACCACATAGGGCCACCCGTTCTTGTCCAGCCACTCGCGCTGGCTGGCGACGTGCTTGTAGCCTGTCACCTCGGCCAGTTCGTCGGCGGTCAAAAATTCGGTTTCACTCATGGCAGCTTGTACCTGTCACGGCAGGGCGCGCAGGCCCCGTTAATCAAGCGGCCGGACCACTCGCCGCACAATTCGCATTCACCAGGTGTGCCGGGCTCGATGCGCGCCGCCTGCTCGCGCACCTGGTTGAGGGCCGAGGCGGTGGCGATATGCTCCCGCTCCTGGGCGAGGTCGATTTCATCAGCCATTGCGAGCGCCCTCCTGTTGTTTGGCCTCGGCCTTGAGTGCGGCGTAGGCGATGCAGTCCTCGGCGCTGTCCTGGTGGAATCCGGGGCGCTGCCACTGGCGCACGTCCTTGAGAATCTGCAAGAGCAGCCAGCCCTCTGCCTCGGTCAGATCGCGGCCGGTCACGATGTTGAAGGCGGCCACGCACTTGCCCATGCTGCGCTCGCCCTCGGGTTTGTCGTACTGCTTGCCGCGCTCGTCCATGATGTCGGCGGCCCGGCGCAGGTAGTCGGTTGCGGTGGTCATTTGCCCCCCTTTCGCTTCATTGCTTCGAGTAGTAGGTCTTGCACCTCGCGCTTCGATTCGCGGCGGGCTATCACAAGCTCGTCCACGGTGTCGGCGGCGACGATGTGGTGGATGAACACCGGGCGGTCGTGCCCGGCCTGCGCTTGGCGCGTGGGGCCGATGCGCTCGATGATTTGCTGGAACTGCTCCAAGTCCCACCAGTGGCCGAAGAAGGCCAGGATGTTGCCGCCGTCCTGCAAGTTGAGGCCGTGACCGGCGCTGGCCGGGTGGGCGAACAAGACCGGGATCTTCCCGGCGTTCCAGTCGCGGATGGTTTGCGGGTCTTTGTCCAGGGCGCGGCCCTTGGGAAAGGCACGCTGCAGGCGGGCGAGGTCACTCTTGAAGTGGTAGGCCACCAGCACCGGCATGCCGGCCGCTTCCTCGATCACGTCCTCCAGTGTTTGCAGCTTGGCGTCGTGAATCTCGGCGAAAGCGCTGCACGTGTCGTCGGTGTAGATCGCGCCGTTGGCGAGTTGCAGGCACTTGATGGTCTTGCTCGCCGCGTTGAATGCTTCCACCTCGGTGCCACATTCCAGCGCGAGGAACATTTCGCGTTCCATGTCCTTGTAGAGGCGCCGGGCCTTGGCCGGCAACTCCGCGCGGATGACGTTGACGATGGGCTGGGAAATGTCGAAGTAGTCGCGGGCGTCCAGGGACAGGCACAGGTCGCGCATGCGGTCCTCGATCTGTTCCTGGGCGAACGGCAGCGGGTCGAGGCGCGTAGCGTGGCGGTCGCTGCCCACCTGGATGGACTGGAACCACCGGGCCTTGAATGCTTTGAAGCTGCGCCCCAGGCGCACGCCCTTGTCGAGGAACCACGCCTGCCCCCACAAGTCCTGCAAGCCGTTGGGGCTGGGCGTGCCGGTCAGTTCGATGAAGCGGTCGACCCTGCAATGGGCGACGCGGGCCAGCGCCTGGGCGCGCACCCCGCCCTGCCGTAGGCGGAAGGACTTGAGCTTGGTCGATTCGTCGGCCACCACTTTGCGGAACGGCCACTTGTCGCCGTAGTGCTCGACCAGCCACGGCAGGTTGTCGTAGTTGGTGGTGTAGATCGTTGCCGGCCGGCGCAGCGCGGCGCGTCGTTCTTCGGGCGTGCCGACGACGGCCGACACTTCCACGTTCTTGAGGTGCGCCCACTTCGTCGCCTCGTCGGGCCAGGTGCTCGCGGCCACGCGCAGGGGGGCCAGCACCAGGGCCGGGCCGGGCTCGGTGAGTTCCAGGATGTCAAGCGCGGTCAGCGTGGACACGGACTTGCCCATGCCCATGCCGGCCCATACCGCGCCGCGCTGCAAGTTCAGCACGTGGTCGATGATCGCGTGCTGGTACTCGCGGGGGGTGAAGGCTTGGCGGGTCATACCAAACCCTCGGCGTTGTTGCCTCGTGCTCGGATTGCAGCCGCGCACTGGTCGGCAGGCGCCGGCCGATAGTATTCCTTGCCGCCGTGGTCGAGTGCCATCACCTTGCTGTCGCACAGTGCTGCGCACGCTTCGCGCTCGGCTTCCGCTGCCGCCCGTAGTGCCGCACCCATCGCCGCCCGCATTTCATCGAGCGTTATCTGCATCGAGTAAAAACGCAACCCCGAGCCGGCAGCGCGTAGCACGGCGTCAAGGTGTTGGTCGAGGTTGCTCATTGCTGGGGCTCCAGGTACTCGAAGCCGACGCCGGCTTCCAAGAACATGGCCGAGGCGCTGCGCATGTCGTCGGCCCAGCGCTCGCCGAATCCCTCGGCAGGCATCTGCGCAACCACGCGGGCGAGGCCCGCCTGGATCAGCTTCGCCGCGCAGCGTGCGCACGGCGGGTGGGTGACGTAGATGGTGCATCCCTCGACTGAGCGGCCGGCGAACAGCAGCGCGTTTTCCTCGGCGTGGATGGTGCGGCGCAGCTTCTCGTCGCGGTCGAACAGGGCCTCGTCCGAATCGCAAACCGCGCGCGGAAAGCCGTTGAAGCCGACCGACACAATGCGGTTCTTGCTATCGACGATCACGGCGCCCACGCCCGTGCTCGGGTCTTTACTCCATGTGGCGACCAGATTCACCAGGCCCAACATGCGACGATCCCACTTGTTCATTTGCTTCATTTCCCTTCTTCACTGCGGTTGTTGAATGACGCTGTAGTAAAT